CCACGACAAGGAGCAGTCGAAGCGCAGGTTCGGTACCGACCCCGACGTGAGGGTGTTCCTGTCCTCTGACGCTGGGGGGTACGGAGTCGACCTTCCAATGGCTAACCATCTGATAAGTTATGACCTGCCATGGTCGGCAGGTAAGTTGGATCAACGTGAGTCACGCATCATCAGGCTGTCCTCTGAGTTCCCTCACGTCACGATCACGTCCTTTGTCATGCGGGGCAGCATCGAGGAGAGGCAGTACGATATGCTCCAAGAGAAGCGCCTCATCAACCGGGCCTTCATTGACAAGGGTTACGACGCCCGTGGTCAGTACGAGATCACTTTGGGATCCCTATCCGACTTTCTGTCATCAGCAGAAGTGTAATGGAAGATTGTGAGTGGACTGTGAGAGACGAAAGTATGTACAACCTGAGACTGGTGGAGGAATACAAAGGTGCCAAGAAGTTGGCCGATTCCTCCAAGCATAGGGCCGACGCTTTAAAGAAGGAACTCAGTGACCTCGTGGATTCCGAGGGTTACGAAGGGGACAACGGTCACCTGTGGTATGAGATCGGTGACTACAAACTGAAGCGTGAGCGTAGGGTTAGCAAGACATTCGATGCAGCAGAGTGTGAGGAGTGGGCTAGAGCCACCGGCCTATGGGATGAGGTTAGTGAGGTAGTTGAACTTCTGAGTGAGGACAAAGTGTTGGCCCTCGCATGGGACGATTCTAAAGTCCGTGAGGAAATAGAACGCTTCTACATAGAGAAAGTGACATGGGCATTCAAACTATGAAACCAACCACGTACTTCCAACACCTCATGGAGAGAGACCACTCCGACCTGCTGGATGATGACTCCGAGGAACTTGATTATCCGGGTAGTACCCCCCCGCGAAATCGGGAAGATAGCCCTATTCCGAAGTCTCGATTTGATAGTGCGCTTTCAGACGCCAAACCCAAGTACTACAAGGTACACGGCGAACTGCGGGAGTTCTTCCCCATCGGTGAACTGGCACGGTTGTTGCATCGCAAGGCCGTGACGATTAGGATGTGGGAGAGGAACGGATGGATACCACATGCCAACTACCGCACACCTGCCCCCAAGGGCGAACAGATTCCCGGCGTCGTGCCCAAGGGCCGTCGTCTCTACAGTCGGGAGCAGGTCGAGTTTCTGCTCACCGCCGTCGAGAGGTTCAATCTCGACAACCAAAGAGAAGCCGATTGGGACGGCTTCAAGAAACACACCGCAGCCAACTGGCCGGTGTAACGAGAGAGATGAGAGAAGAATATGCCAATAGAATATGACGTTGCGACTGCTGAGGAAACCCCCCAGCCAGAAGTGCGAAAGATCATCAGGTCGGGCTGGGGTGCTGTAGATACCCTCAAGCGGGAGGACGCCAACTATGCCGTCCGCCTGAAGACCGGCAATGATCCTGTGCTCATCAAGTTTCTACAGGACGCCCCGTACGCCTCGTGGAGGCAGCACTGGGTCAACCGTCCCGGGCAGAAGTCCTTTGTCTGTCGTGAGGGTATGGACGACCGGGGCTGTCCTCTGTGCGATGCGGGTAACCGCCCTCGCCCCCTGTTTGCCTTCAACGTGCTCCTTCTAGAGCGTGGTGAGGAATCGGCTCTCCGCTCATATGAGGCGGGTACCCGGGTCATCGCCACTCTGAGGAACTTCAACGAGGACGACCGGCAGGGCCCCCTGTCCAAGCACTACTGGGCAGTCAGCCGAAGCGGTACAGGGCCACAGACCCAGTACAACCACCTGCTCATCAAGGAGCGAGACCTCAGCGACGAGTGGAGTATCATTCCCCTGACGCCAGAGTCTCTGGAGCAGGCAGAGGCTAAGGCGTATGACGCCGACATCATGCGAGTTCCGTCTTACGACGACATGGTTGCTCTGGTCAATGAAGACGTTGGAGCGGTCTAAAAGCACTAGTGGGGGTCGGGGTCTTTTCCCCTCCTTTCGCCCCGGCTCCCACTTTATTTCGTCAATAGACGAGGTACGCGGGCTGGTTGAGGCCGTCATCACCCATGGGTCCTTTGCGTTTGACGTGGAGACCGTGGGGGTGCTGGCCCACCACCCTGACCTGACTGAGCAAGTGGACAGGCAGGTTGAGGAGCACGTCAAGACTCTGGCCTCCGCTACGGACGTAATGGTTTCCCGTGTGCGTGCAACCAAGGAGCAGGCGATGCTTAAGAACATCGCCTTGGACCCCAAGCGCAACGAGGTCATCTGGTTGGGTATTGCCACAAACGGTACGTCGTGGGCCATCCCGGTAGGCCACCCGTGTGGTGAGGTCATAGTGCCAGAGGAACGTGGTGATGGTGCTACCGTGCCACCCTCTGGGTATCGCAAGATACTTAAGAGCGGCGAAGAGTCGATGGCGAAGGGTAAGTACCACATTCCGGCTAGGTTTAGCGATCCCCCTGAGCAGTTGTCACGAGCGGAAGTCTTTAAGGCTCTTAAACCTATTTTCTTCGACCAGTCGCTAGTTAAGATTGGGCATAACGTCAAGTTTGACGCTCGCACCATATCTAAGTACTACGGAGAACTGCCGGTAGGCCCATTCCACGACACCATGCTGGTTCAGCACATTATTGACGAGAATATATCCTCGTTCAGGTTGACCTCACTGATTAGTTCTAACTTTGGAGACCACAACCCCTACTCCAAACACGGCAAGGTCGGTGCGGTGATTTCTACCACACCCTTCTCCGTGGCTTGCAAGTACGTCCACCTAGACGCCCGCTGGACGTGGCTGCTCTACCAGAAGTTGGTTCGCTCACTCACCATGCCACTTAGGCAAGTATTCTCTCAGGATGTGTCCGTCTTGGAGGTCTTGATGAGCATGGAGGACATCGGTATGCGGATTGATGTCGGGGGGCTCTCTGCGCTGGGCGATGAACTGGACACCAAGATGCGTGACGTTCATTCTGAGATAACTGCTATCACATATCCCGGGTTTAACCCTGACTCTGTTAAAGACAAGCGTACGTTTCTGTTTAGCAGTAAGCGAGACGGTGGGTTGGGGCTGAAGCCCAACAAGTCGACAGAGAAGGGACAGGCATCTGTAGACCATGACTCTCTGAAGGCCATGAGCAGTAAGCACCCGATCATTCCCCTGTTTCTGGATTGGGCTGAGTACAAGAAGATGAAGTCAACGTATGTTGACGGCCTGCTGGAAAAGACCAATAAGGGACGGTTACACCCTAACTTTCACCTACACCGCACTGCCACCGGACGGCTGTCCTCGTCTGACCCTAATCTCCAGAATGTCCCACGGGATACCAGCATTAGGGGCCTGTTTAAGGCTGACGAGGACAGTTTGTTGATCGTTGCTGACTATGACCAGATTGAGTTGAGGATCATGGCTATGTTCAGCAGGGACGAGAACATGCTGAAGATATTCTCTGAGGGCACTGACATTCACGCAGGCGCTGCATCCCTACTGTTTGACAAGCCTGTGGAGGAAGTCACGAGCGAAGAACGCCAACTAGGCAAGTCGGCCAACTTCCTGACAGCCTACGGGGGCGGTGCTGGCAAGTTGTCGTCCACCTCTGGTGTGACCCTAGCCAAGGCTAGGGAGATCATAAATCAGTACTATGAGCAGTTTAACGGACTGTCATTGTGGAAGCACAAGGTCGTGATGAGGGCCAAGAAGGACGGGTATGTCACCACCATCTCTGGCCGCCGCCGCCGCCTGCCGGACATCAACTCCAATAATGACGAACTACGGTCTAGAGCGGAGAGGCAGGCTGTCAACGCAATAGTACAGGGGAGTGCTTCTGACATCTGTAAGAAGGCCATGATAAAGGCGTACCCACAGGTGCTCGCTTTCGGAGGAAAACTGTTAGTGCAGGTGCATGACGAGTTGGTCGTGAACGTGCCAGACGATGATCGGGTAGACTATTACTCTGGGATCATTAAGGACGCAATGGGGCACGGTAGGGACCTTAACGAAGTACCAATAGTTGTGTCAGCCCATTCTGGACGTACATGGTCGGAGGCAAAGTGACTGAAAGAACAATATCTCCCACGTCTAAGAGAAACTTCTACTTGATGCTGTCCCCGCCCGACGCTCAGTCCATCGCTGTAAACATGGGGTACGCTCCCTCGTCAGACGATGTGTACGAAGAAGAGCAGAAGGACGTTCTCAGGAGTTGGTCCATCCTTACCGAAGCGGGTATAGTCGAATCCATGTCCGACGCAGCAGACTGGATGACCGATGTGATGGTCAACGACAACATGCTGCCTCCCGGTGAGGACGGCGAAGACATGGATGACACGGAAATAGTGAATGTCGGCTTCGACATGGATCACCCGGACAGTGATAACTTCATGTCATTCCACAGCATCCCATACGGCGAACTGCGTAAGATGCACCAACAGATCAAGGATTCCACCTACAACACCGTTCTGGGTTGTTTGATCGGTGCCGTGTCCAAGTTGTTGGACGAGGAACTGATAGAGTTAACGACTGTCTGAGAATCAGGAGTACACATGAGTGATTGGTGGGCTGACCGCCTAGCAGGAAAAGCAGCACAACCTAGGACGGCCCCCCGGGTTGGGAGTACGCCCCCCATCCTGTTTAACACTGTTGCTCCGCCTGCT